TTGCCACAACTGTAATTGGCGTAAAGAATATCTTCGGAGAAAACATGCCGAGTAAATCACCAGCGCAGGCGCGCTTAATGCGCGCGGTAGCACATGGGTGGCACAAGCCGGGTGGTGGCGGCCCTACACCCGCTGTCGCGAAGGAATTCGTGAAGGCGGACGAGGCAAAGAAAAAGGGGCGGCGCACGCGTGAGCAGCGCGCCGACCGCAAACGATCAACAGACGCGTGGGCCCACGGCCAACGTGCATCCTACGCGGAGAATGAGACATGATCGGTGACGCAGTAGCGCGCGGTAAGCGCGGGAACACAGAAGAGGCTGGCCCTGAGTTCAAGAAAAAGAACCACAAGGGTCGCAGCCACAAGCACGTCGACGGGCCGCGTAAGAGCCACGGCGGCGGGGACCACGAGAACGCGAAGGCCGCGAAGAGCGCGCACCGCACCGGGCCGCGCCCGGGCGTGAACACGTCCGACAAGCAGGCGCCGCACAAGCAGCGTGAGTTCAAAGAGGTGAAGCACGTGAATCAAGGTCAGATCCTTGATGAGTGGTGCTGCGGCAAGCGAGGGTCGTACAAGTGAGCATTGACACAACTTTCAAGCCGTTGACGATGACAACGCTTGTTGCCACCACGGCTACACAGATCGGCGGCACGAGCGCGGCTGGCGGCACTGGGCAGCAGCTCGGCGTCACGTCGTTCCGTATCCACAACAATGGAGCCGCCGCTCAGATCATCGGTTGGGGCGTTAGCGCAACCGCCGCGGTGGCGACAGCCGCCGCAGCCAACGCGCCACAGAACGCGCTCACGATTGCCGCGGGAGCTACAGTATATCTGGAGTTGCCGTGGAGCACGTACTTCATCGGCAACGCGTCGTCCACCTTCGAGGTGACAGGCGGCATGGGAGGCGTCGGTGGCTAGTATCGCACCAATGCTCGGCGCCATCATGGGCGTCAGCAAAACCCCTCGGGGGCAGGACAAGAAGCGCGCGGTCAAACCAAAGACCCGCGGCAGCAAGGCCGGCGGTCGTCACACGGTTACGCACGGTGAAGGGTCCGTGACTTCTCACGGCCAGCAGCACGGCGAGCTGGCATCCTACAAGGCGCCCACGCAGCACGCGCTGATGAAGGAGTCCGCGAAGGGCTCCATGCGCCGCGCGACGGACGATTGGGTTGAGGGCCGCATGACGACGAAAGAGCACAACGCCGTGCACGAGCGTGCCAAGCACGTTCTTTCGAACAAGCACCCGCGCGAGTTCAAGGGGCCGAGCGGCGAGCGCAAGATCCGCGGGCTGCGGTAATGGGACTAATCATCGGGAACCGTGCGTTGCAGGGTGGCCCGATGCTGCCCTACACGCAGGACCAACAGCTTGCGGGGCAGGACGTATTCCTGCCGTTCGTGTTCTTGGACCGGACCGGTACGCCCGTGGTGCCGACCTCGATCCAAGTCGAGCTGGACGACCTGACTAACAGCGTGTCGATGGACGGCGGCCCGAACACATTGAACCCCGCGGGGGCGGTGTCGGGCAAGTACATCTACCCGGTGTTCGCGAACGGCGACGGGACGCCGTGGCTCCTGCAGCTCTCAGCGACGATCATGCAGATGACGTTCCCGTACGAGGGCTCGCAGATCTGCAAGCTGAAGATGGTGTGGACCGGTAACGACTCCGTCACCACGAACGCGTTCACGCAGGTGACGGAGACGATCATCGAGCTGGTTGCCAGCCCGACAGTGACAGGAATTTTGTAGTTTTCGAGCGCGGTTGGTCTAGCGGCATGATGTCGGTCTTCCAAACCGTACGGCGTGGGTTCGAGTCCCACACTGCGCTCCAACATATCACGAGGTGAGAGACGTGAGTATCGAGTTCAAACAGCAGTTGCTGGACGACTTCATTGTCGTTGCACTTATCGACACGCCCGCGAGTGAGATGCGGATCAAATTGCCGGACTGGCAGCGCACACTTCGCGGCGAGGTGGTCGCCACCGGTCCCGGCCGCATGCTTCCGTTTGGCGGACGCGCGCCCATGGAGACTAAGGTCGGAGACGTTGTGACGTTCGCCGCTACCGCCGGCATGGAGACTGACTACGGAGTCGGCCGCAAAGTGAGGATGATGCACGACGTAGACGTCGACGCGGTTGAGGTAGCGGCGTGATACTCACAGAAGAACTGGAGAACGTCGCCCGTAACACGCGCGTGCTTCGTGACCGTGTGCTGGTGAAGCCGCTACCGTACGTGCACCCGATCCTTGCGACGCCCGGTATTGAGATACAGAAGGGTGTCGTGATTGCCGTAGGTTACGGCCGGCGTCAGCGTCGGATGGTTGCGTTCAAGCAGTCGATCACCGACGGGCCCCCGGTCCTTGGACCGAACGGTAAGCCGATGCAGTTCACGCAGAGCAAGCTCTCGGGCAAGACCCTCTGGTTTGAAGACGGGCCGGAGTTAGGTCCGATCATTCCTATGCAAGTGCGCCCGGGCGACGTCGTGGAGTTCAGTTTCCGGAACATCACGACCGTTGACTTCGATCGCGTCGGATTCCCCGGCATCGGCGAGCTGGCGTTCATCTGGCAGAAGGCTATTTATAGTGTCGACCCGGACGAGTCACTCAACGAGTGCTTGCTCTGGCAGCAGAGTGCGGGGCACGACCGTAATGGGAACTTCATGAGTGGAGCAGAAGATTGGCACCGGGCCTAATTCCAAAATGGCCGGAGATAGACCCCTCCACCGTGGCTCCGCTGCGCGACGGGAAGCCGGACTTTTTTAATCACCAGCCGACGCGGTTCGTCTCGCTCGAAGAGGCGAAGGCGCGCGGCTGGAAGCACTACTGGAGCGGCGAGAAGTGCCCCTACGGGCACCGCGCCGCGCGCTACGTCTCGAACAACGGCGCGTGCGTGGATTGCCGACGTATCGAGGACGGAAAAATTCCGATCTATGTAGGCGGCATCCCAGAGTTTGAAGCCAGCCAGAAGGTCATGATCAAGAGGGGGCGCCCGCCGGGCCCCGCAAAGACCGTGCCCGCTGGCCCCGTGCTCCCGAGCGCTGGCGAGCGGCTCTTCCTGACGAAGTACGCGGAGCACAAAGACTTCGCGAAGGCCGCGCAGGAGTGCGGACGGCCTGAGTCAGAGTTTTTGGCGATCCTCAGCTACAATTCGGTGTTCCGCGACTCGGTGAACCGGCTCGAAGAGGAGCTGGGGATCGCGCGGACGCAGGAACTGTCGGACCTTTTCGACTGGGACGAAGCGAAACGTGAAGTTTTTGTGTTCGAGTACGGCAACACCGGCAACTTGGCGCAGGCGATGAAGGCCGTAGGCTGCACCAACATCCAATTTCATCGGGAATTGGAAGAGAATTCCGACTTTCGTTCGCGACTGGAGCGCATGGAGCCTGTTGCGCGCCGAATTTACGACTGGAAAGCCGCGGAGTTGGCGCTTAAGGGCGACTCGCGACTGTTGGGACGTGTTTCGGCCAACTTTTTCCCTGAGAAGTACGGCGAGAACCTGAAAATGGACCTCAACGTCACTCAGAAGCTAACTTCGGAGCAAATTGATGGGCAACTTGCCAAGCTCTTATCAGGACTTGATCGAGCGGGCCTGCTCACCCATCAAGATTCCGACGCAGTGGAAGCAGAATTTAGCGTCGTTACCCCTGAACGACAAATTGAAGATGCTGGAACTCCTGAAACAGAAGAAGAGGTGGCAGGAGTTGACGCAAATAGTGACTTGGTTTCGGACACCTGAAGTTAGAGCCGCCTACGGCAAGCAGATGCTGTTCTTCAAGAACGGCGCGAAGGATGACGAGCGTGGACTGTTCGGCGGAAACCGAACCGGCAAGACTCACTGCGGTGTTTTCGAGGATGTGCTGCATCTGACGGGACTTTACCCTGAGTGGTGGGTCGGTCGGCGATTCGACCGACCCATCGAGATGTGGGCCGCGACCGACACCGCCAAGAACACACGCGACATCTTGCAGGAGAAGTTCTGCGGGAAGCCGGGCATTGACCAGATGTACGGAACCGGGATGATCCCGGGCGATTTGCTCTTACGCCGCACTGTCAAGCATGGACTAGCCGACGCGTTCGAAAGCGTCTTCGTGCAGCATGTGTCAGGCGGCGTCTCTACTCTGCAGCTCAAGTCCTACGACCAAGGACGTGAGTCATTCCAAGGGACACGGCAAGACCTGATCCACTTGGACGAAGAGCCGAAGCTGGAGATCTACACGGAGTGCCTGCTGCGACTGATGAGCACGGTGCCGGGCGAATCGAACGGTTCGCTCATCCTGACGGAGACCCCGCTGCTCGGAATCTCGGAGCTGATGGTCACGTTCATGCCGGAGTTGAAGCCCGAGCCCGACGCGATACCGGCGCAGGCGTGGGAGAGCGAGGAGGTTTCGGTACTTGACTAAGAGCGCAGTATTCCTCGACATGGACGACGTGCCGCACCTCTCCGACGCGGAGAAGAAAAAGATTTTGGCCGGCGTTCCGCCTTGGCAGCTGCAGGCGCGTAAGTCCGGAATCCCGGGGCACGGAGTGGGTGCGATCTACCCGATACCTGAGAACGTGATGCTGATCGATCCGATCGAGATCCCGAAGCACTGGCCGCGCAGCTACGGGATGGATCCGGGCTGGAACTGCACCGCCGTGATCTGGTTCGCGTGGGACGTAGACAACGTCTACGTCGACAAGGACAACATCCGGCGCTGCCCCGCGGTGGCGTACGACGAGTACTACCGCGGTCAGGCCGACCCGGCCGTGCACGTCGCAGCTATCAACCGGCGCGGGTCGTGGATCCCCGGCGTCATCGACCCAGCCGCGCAGAAGGCGCGCGGGCACGACGGCGAGCTGCTCATCGACGCGTACCGCGGACTCGGGCTCAACGTCAGCAAGGCCGACAACACGGTCGTGACGGGCCTAATCCAGTGCTGGGACATGCTCTCGACGCAGCAGCTGAGAATCTTCAGCACGCTGACGAATTGGCGGAAAGAGATCCGCCTGTACCGTCGCGACGAGAAGGGCGAGATTATCAAGAAGAACGACCACTTAATGGACGCCATGCGCTACAACGTTATGAGCGGCCGCGAGGTGGCGAAGGTTCCCCCGGCCGGTGCCGCGGGCGGCCTGCCGTGGTTCGCGTGGGATCCGGCGATGGCGACGCAGGGCGGCGTGTGGAGCGGGTGATGCTCGCGCCGGCCGCGATCGACTTCGAGTGCCGACGCCGCGGTCAGGTGCTGTTCGTGGACACTGACGGGCGACTGAAGGTGTGGGGTCTGCCGACCAAGCGCGCGGGCATTCGCGAGCTGGTCTCTGGTAACGAGGAAGAGCTTAAACGATTTCTTATTGCTCGCGCTTTGCGAGTGGAGGGTGAGATAACATGAGTATCGCTTTGAAGATCGAGCACGTAGACGGCGTCCGTCTTCGCCAGCAGAGCGCGCACAAGATCGAGCGCGTCGAGGGCGTCGGCGTCAAGAGCGGCACCGACTGGCGCTTCGACGCCGCGGACTGCGCGCAGGACGAAGACTACCGGCGAGTTGGACCGGACGGCAAGAAAATCAAGTTGGGCACGTACACGGTGCACGTTACCGCCGGCATGCGCAACCTAGTCGTGGAGCGTAAGGGCAAGGTCGCCCCGCTCAACTTCAAGAATCCCGCCATTCGCAACCAGATCCGCGTCCAGTACCAGAAACTGACGCCGACCGGTCGCAAGACGAAGGAAGGTAAGGAAGTGCACGAGTGGAAGAATGATGGCCCCGCCAAGTTCATCCCGCCGAATACGTTCGACGGCGTGTTCGTGGGCGAGAGCCAGCGCGCGATCGTAGAAGAGATGCCGACATGACAACCAGAGTAGCAATCGTGAATTTTGGTCCTCTGCCGGTCACTGTGAAAGAACACGGGCCGCTTGAGGCAGCTCAACACTCTGAACAAACGATTCAGCCGGGCCAGATCGTGGATTTTAAGTACGTGCATAGCGGACAGAAAATCACCATCATTGAAGAGACGCCGTCGTGAGGCGCTATTACCTCGTGATTGCGCCTAAGAGCGAGATCGCGCATCGCGCCGAAACACACATCGATGGCAACCGTACCTTTTGTGGACGCCTGATGCGAGCAGGTTGGCACTGGGCGGTTGGACCTCGACGTCTTGATTCACGAAAGTGCAAGGGCTGCTACGCGTGAGCGGCAACTCCGGCGACAATTATGACTTGATCGCAAAGATTCCGGGCTTAACCGGCCCGCTGCCCAATCACCCCGGCTTCAAGATCGCGGACGAGGGCGCGCTCATGGCGCGCATCCGCTCCTTCTACGACGAGGGAGTGGGCGCGTGGGAAGAGAATCGCCGGATGCACTCGGAAGACCTGAACTTCATCTACAACTCTGAGGCGATGGGTCAGTGGGATCCGGTCGTACTCCAGAACCGTCGCGGCAAGCCCTGCTACACCTTCAACCGCTGCCTGCAGCCGGTCAACCTCGTCGTCGCCGACATGCGCCAGACGCGGCCGGCTGGCAAGGTACGTCCCGCCTCTGACGGCGCCTCCGAGCCCGTCGCCGACATCTTCGGCGGCCTGTGCCGCTCTATCGAGCAGGCGAGCCGTGCCGACCAGATCTACAAAGAGCAATTCAAGATGGCGGTCGCGGGCGGCTTCGGCGCGTGGCGCGTCATGCCGACCTACATGCAGGATGACGGCGACGGCGCCTTCGATCAGGTACTGCGAGTCATCAACATCACGAACCCGCAGACGGTCGTGTGGGATCCGCAGTGCGCGGACGCGTGCGCGGGGGACGCCAACAACTGCATCGTCGCCGAGCGCATCTCGGATGAGATCTATCAGGCGCTCTACAAGGACGAGAACGGCCAGAGCTTCACG